TAATTTGTTTCCTAAGCCCCTTGCATATGATCCCGCCCTTGTGATAGAGGAAACATAAGCCCCCTTTTCAGCTGGTGACATCCAAGCAGGTATCTTTTGGGGCGGGGTTAAATCTGTAACTTGATTGATTGGTGGTGTAGTCATTTGCGACATAGCAACGGGGGCGGGCTTGCCTACCATTTTTTCAAGCGTTCTCTTTACGGGGGTTCTCCATTCGTTGATCGTCCACGTTCTCATATTCGCTTTTGTATCGTGATCAACGCTATCAAATATCTTCCCCGCTACTTGTAGGAATGTAAAGGGGTCAACCCCCTCAATCTGTAAACCTTGATCTTGTAAATCAATTAAACCACGATCATATAAATCTTTGATCCTTTGGGCATCAAGCCCGCTATTCTCCACGCCAAGCAATTGAACTAAAAAAACATCGTGCTGCTCTCTCACCTGTTCACTAGCATTCTTTATTAAATCGTCTTTAAGCATACTTGTACTCTCTTTCTGCATATTTCCTAAAGTATATTATGCACATAATACACGATTCAGAGAGTACAAATGAAAAAAGGGGCTTAATTGCCCCTTTTTTATTGGTTTGTGTGTGCGCGCTTGGTTGATTGCTTAATTATTCTGCAATTGCTACATGTTCAATGCACCAACCTAAAATGTCAATGTCTTGTTCTTCTGTCACCTTAGCAAAGAAGTAGGAAACACCATTTTGACCGTGTCCACTCTTTACTTCGTCTTTGCCATCAAACGCATTGAAAACTAACTCTGTTGACCCATGCTTTGATTTTAAAGTGATCACAAGTTCATCATGTGCCAAGTCATCTGACCATTTGCGATTTACGAGTCTTGCGCTACCTGCATTGTGTCTTGTGTGTTCAACGGATAACACAGTTACATAAGTGCCTTGTGTGGTTACTCTCTTGCCTTGTGCTTGTGTGAAAGTATCTTGGATTTGTTGTAATAAAGCGTTCATTTTTGCTTTGTCCTTTGTTGGTTGGTTAAGGTACTTTTATTAATAGCTTATGTTTTTCACTTTGTCAAGAGATTTTACAAAATAATTTAAAATATTTTTATATGATATCTAAGTTACTAATTTACTTATTCTTTTGTGCTTTGTTTAATGATGTTTTTGCTTAGTGTCTTTAATCTTTGTTCATATAGATCAACCATCTTGGCGCTTAGATCGTCAATAAGCTGGATTTCTCCACCTCGTAGACCCTTGCTTAAAGTGTCTTTAAATACGGATTTAGCGATCTTGTCAGCGTGTGCAATGATATGATTTTCTAAAGTGCTTTGATTGAATTTACTAAGCTCTTCAGAACTGAGTTCTAAGTTAATTTTCATTCTGGTTCTCTTTCTTTTCTAATTGTTCAAGTGTTCTAGTTGCCCATGCGTCACCTGCATCACCACCCCAAAGAAGCCAAGAGATATAGGACGCACTAGTCTTGTCTTTGTGATATCCCTTTTCTTTGTATACTCTATGACGGGCAAAAAATGACTTCATGCGTTTCAATGTCTTTAGTGATACTTTGCCTTCACTTAGGTTCACCGCTCTTTGCACGCCTGAACCTATGCCTAAATTGCTTGCTTGCTCGTTACTCAGCCCGCCCCGCTTGTTTTCCCTACGAAGTTCTAAGCCTCTTTTAGCCTGCTCTCTCACCGCTTGGGGTACATTGAAACTCATTGACTTTTGAAACTTTTGAGATTTAAGGACTTGTATCCCTGAAGCGGTCAACCATTGTTTTAAAAAGTTTCTTGCCCATGCTGTGATCTCTTTGTCATCAAAGCTAGTAGGCAAATCTAAATCAAAGTTGTTTAGATTTACATCCTCATAGATTTCATTGGCAACCATGCCCATAAATTCGGGGTCAAGTATTTTCTCTTTTAATAGTTTCACATATGCCAAATAACCCGGGGAATCCATTTCAGAGTAAAAAGTAATTTGATCTTCCAAGTAATCCATATAAAAAGAAAATTCGTTAAGTATGCAATCTTTGACAATATCGTATACTTGCTTCTCTGTGTATTCTGTTGGCTTATCTGCAATGATCATTTTTAACTCGTCAAATCGTGCATGTGCATGCAAATCTAACGGGAATAAACTTTTAATCAAGGGACTAAATCTAAACATGTTTCCTATCCTTGTTTCTAGTATCAAGGATCATTGTATAATAAACTAAATTTCTACTGTGAATTTATTTTTATTTTTGTCTTTGTATATACTACTAGCCTTCTTTTTTTGCGGGGCGTTGTTGTAATTGCCGAACGCGGTCTAAGTTTGCCATAGCAGTAGTAAATGGAATTGAGGGAGCTTGTTTTTTGTTGGTGTAAGAAGAACTATTTTCGGAAAAAGCTCGTGCTTCGTCAAGTGCGTGCCTATCAAATAGATTATTGAGTGCCGAAGGTTCTAGCAAAAAAGAAAATAGAGGTGAAGTAAAAGATATCTCCTCGTTTCTTAATGCAATAAATTCCACTGTGTTTTTTAGTTGTTTAAAATCTTTTTCGCCTAAAATACTTGATCCCTGTTTAGCCCGTATCTGTTCTTTTAGCATATCACGCACATTAGGAATATCGTTGTATTTAGTCCCCAATTTAGGATCAGATAAATATTTATCAATAACGTGATCGGCATGCTGTGCATATAAATATACAGGTAACTCTTTCATATCAGTAACACGCCTAGATAATTGCTTGGGATTTGCTACTAATCGTTTAAATTTATCATCAAATGACTCAGGTGGTGTTTGTTGTAATTGCCGAACACGTTCTAAGTTTGCCATAGCAGTAGTAAATGGAATTGAGGGAGCTTGTTTTTTGTTCGGTCGCCTAGTTTTTGTTTTATCGGAAACCGTGGTGTGCATAATATCTGCGGATTCTTGTTCTTTGACCTTTTGTTTGATGTCGTTATGCCCGTCTTGTGTAGTGTTACGCCCTTCCTTACCTGCGTAAACATATACGTATTTTGTTCCCCCAGTTTTCGTAACACCCTTTGGTATTCTACGAATGTATTTATGGCCAATCGCCTTAATAAGATCATCGGCAATTTCTGTAAAGCGCATCATAATTTTAATCCTTTGTACTAAGTTTCTATGTGTCTTTATTAGATTATATAATAAACTAAATTTCTACTGTGAATTTATTTTTATTTAGTGATTTAGTTACCGCCTCTTCCTTGTTATCCTCTTGCGTGGGTTCTTCTTGATCCTGTGTTTCACCGCTTTCTTCTTGCCCTTCTTCTTGGTCATAATCATCCTCTTCTTGATCTTGGGGGGCTTGTTGTTCTTGTGCTTGTTGTTGACTCATGCCCAAGGCGGTGATGTATGCTTGGTTCAAGATTACATCACCCCCATCAATCTTTTCTAGGCTGTGTTTTGCTCGGATTTCGTTGATTGTCATGTAATTGGAAACCCTCTGAATATCGGAAGCTAAGGCGTCTTTTTCTGTGTCTGCATCCAACCCCATAAATCTAAGTTCATATTTCTCATTGATTTGGTGAATGATATGCCTATTAATCCAATTCTGAACGCTTCTTAGTAGTGGGTAAAGCCCTTTATCTTTTGATGCTTGTATTCGTGCGCCGGGTCCTTGTTGGGTTAATGCTCCTGTTTGCCCTTCTGTACCAAACACAAAGCCCAATTCTGCAGGGTCAATTTGATACACTGAACACGCTACTTTTGTTAAGTATCCTAGCCAATCTTTGTAGCCCATCTCTTCGGCTGTTGCCCCCAAGTTCACGCTTTCAATCTCTTCTTGGCTTTCTGGGTCAAGTTGGATAATAGGCGTTCTCTTTGCCTGTGCGGGGCCTGAAAGATTAGCATAGAACTCACGCTTAAACGCTCTAAATAGTTGAGGGTTCATCTTGCTCTTGATCGCTAAGATACTGTTGGCATGTATCCCATTTGTAAAATTAGAGGCGTTATAGGTTTCAGCGTTGACTAAGTGCGTTACTACTTTAACCAATTCTTCAAGTTCTGGGAAACCATAACCACGGGAAACAATGGATGTTCTAGGCCTACGAATACAAAAAGCTAATTTATCGCTGTCAAAAGTCGCTACACGCTTCCCATTGATCACTTGAATAAAGGCACTATCCACCCAATCACGATGACCACTATTTTTTTCTTCCTCGGTAACACTTGCCCGTCTAATGGTCGTTGCATCTACGGGGATGAAGCCAATGATTGCCCCGCCCCTATTTTTAATAATTTCAAAGCAGGCTTGATCATAGATTAAACTATCTCTTACGATCATTCTTACAAAGCTCTCAAAATCCCATGCGCCGCCAAACTTGTAACCTTCCCCACAAGTTTCTAACCATGCGCTAAGCGTCTGTATTTCTTTGCGCTCTTCGTCTGTTGGTTCTCTTGTCTTATCTCTTAAGCGAATTACATATCCCGCCTTGAATTGATCCTCTTGGGGAATACAAAACTCAGCGATCTGATTTATTCTAGTTTGAATGATCGATGAAACCACGGGGACGCGTGACATATAAGTCATAATATCGTAATCAAGTTGACTTGTCCCCTCATGCTCTGAACCTCGGTAACTATCTGAACTTGTATAAGCGGAATAGTTTGATGGGTCAAGATCATATGCAGAAGGTTCAACATTGCCCCCCGCCTCCGCTGTTTTTAGGGCTTTTTGTAACAATTCTTCTGAGATATCGGCAAGCTCCGCCAATTGGTGAATCGTTGATTTAAGTTTTGTCATGATACTCCTTTATCTTTTGTTTCTAGTATAACAAATTAAACGATTTCACATTGAGAAACAAAGATAAAGATAGAAAGTATCAAAGCACTTGAAACTAAAGCAGAAAACAAAACAAGCGCTTTGATACTAGTTTGATACATGCCTAAAAGGTGCTACGCATTACATGGGTCTCGTTCGTTCAACTCTCACAAAAAGAGACATGTATCAAGTAGCAATGTAACACTTTAAACCAATTAAGCAAGTTTTATTTGCGTTTATTTGGTGCTATGCCATGGGAAATGAAGCGCCCCCGTACAGAACTTGCATGCAACCCCAAGAATCGGGCGATCTCTGAATACGACGCTCCCGCATGATACATTTTCACCGCTTCATCTGGCAATGGGGCGCGTGGTTTTGTCGGTGTAAATGGTTTGTCATATAATTCAAGGATTTCTAAGGGCGTCAAGGGTTGAGAGGACTCTATTCTTTGTTCTATGAACTCCAAGCGATCAATCTTCATCGTTCTCATCCCTAGCAAGCGCCA